TGCATTGAGGAAGTCAGTTGGGTAGTACTCTTCAATCATCATCCACCATGCATCACTGAAGTCAGGCATGGATGCAGCAGGATCGCAGTAGATGCGATGGATGGGATGGAAGCGACACCAAGGACCACTAGGCAACAGGAAGTTGACTTTGCTCTCAATCGCTTGCAACTTGCCTTCAGCAGCACGTATCTCCTTCTCGTTCTTTGCCTTCTCTAGTTCGGTTGCTGCTTGTCGTAGATCAGCAAGTGCCTGTTCACTGCTGTCCTGCTTGAACACCCATCCTGTCTCAATCCACGCACAGTTGGTCAACTGTGCATGCACGACACACTGCTTGACAGTGATCTTGAGATTGAGTCCTGGTGGTGCATCCATTGCAGACAGTGCATAGATTACGTTCTCAGTCACTTCAGCAAGATCACGATTGGCAGGGTCGTATGCCGTGAACTCAGGCTTTGGGTTCTTTGCATAGATGCTAGGTGTGACAGCTTTGATATTCGCGAACACAATGTTCTCAGTCTCAGTCCATTGCTCGTTCTTGCGTCTACCAAAGTGCGTGTTGCCACTGCTGCCTTCACGTTGTGTGCGGTGACCAAGCTGGTCATGATTGAAGTACCTGATCGCCTCGTCAGCAGCATCTAGATACGTCTTGCGTGCAGTTGTTGCAGCGTCCTTGCGTCCCTTCCATACCTTGCCCATGTCTTTGCTGATGACGATCTTCTCATCAGTGCTGATGACTTGGTAGGACGGTACGAACTTAGGAGCAGCAACAGGATCAGCACCAGCTTCGGCATCAACTGCGCGCTCGACGTTCTCTACAGTTGCGTCATTGATCGCCATCAGTGATACCTATGCTCTCTTGACCTGCCACTAGCAGGAGCGTCCTGTTCATGCCACTTGAAGTACGCACCATGCAGCACACGTGACTGCGGTGGTGACTTGCCACGTGCTGGTGATGGTAGAGAAGTGAGCAAGTACTTCGTTGCATCCATCGCATGGTCATTCAGATCACGTGGCACATCCTCAGACACACCATCAGTGGACTTCTTCCACATGTAGTCAGTGATCTCATTGATCCACCACGGACAGGTGTCAGCAACGAACAGGTGTGGTGCACCGAAGTTGCCAGTGATGGGGTTCTTGTGTGCGTTGTGTACTGTCAGTGCAGCACGGACCTTCACAATACCATTCGCAATGTCATTGTTGCCACGTCGCATCGTGATGCCACACTCACTGAACATCTCTGCTACCGTGACACCAATGGTCTTAGAGTTGCCAGTCGCGCGTCTGAAGACGTTGGGGTCTGCGTAGACAGCCAAGCTGTCGATGTCGGCAAGATGTTGCACTTTGTACTCAGCACGTATCGCATCAATGCGTCGTGCAGCCCAATCCACAGTGGTCTCTGCTTTGTGAAAGCCATCGAGGATGATTGTATTGCTGTAGTGGTCAGTAAACGCGAATAGATAGCACGACGGGCGTGCGATGCCATGATCGTATGACTCTAGAATGGTCGGCTCGTACGACTCGCGCCGCAGTTTGTGATAGTACGCAACCGCTGATTGATGTGATACGACGTGCGTGTTGAAGGAGAAGTCAGGATATACGAGTCCTTCATAGGCAACCCACATGCCGCGCAGAAATCTGTCTCGCATCTGCCCAGTGTATACACCTTCAAGCGTGTGGATGTAGTCCCATCCGACGTTGTGGACGTTTTCGTAGGTTCCACTGTTGAACACCTCTACAAGCGGTTCACCACTGACAGGATGCACAAGCAAGTCAGGCGACTTCACTCCTTGTGCCAACAATTCAGCAGGACGTACCAACTTGCGCCATACCCAATTACGAGTAGGATTGCAAGATAGAGCCAAACTACGTGGTCCGGTACGAGGACGAGTAGGATCGCTGCCAACGTAATCTGTGTTGCCACGTAGACGACCAAGCAAGTCGAACAAATCCTTCTCTGTGATCTCTGGGTCTTCAATCTGGTCACCAAAGATGTGATCGTACGTTGCAGACAACAGGTTGCTCGTGCCTTCGCTGTTCGTGTTGCGTCCTTGCTGTGCTACGTAACGGAAGTTGATCGTCGTGCCATTCTTCAACACACATGTGTTGTCACTATCAGTTGGCATGCGTTCTATCCATGCCTTTGGACACCACTTGAAGAACTCCTTACGCAACGTGTCGTTGAGCTTAGGATAGGTACTACGGAATGCGAGTATGTTTGCACCTGGGTAGTCCTTCGCCACCTGCAAAGCATCAACACACATCGCAGCAGTCTTGCCATTGCCAAAGCCACCACCAAACAGTCGTATCTTAGCATTGCTGCTAAGGAACTTGTGCTGTGTGCTGTCCTTGATGAGTTTGTAGCGCGGCACTACCAGTCACCCCAGCGACGACCAGCATTCATCGGTCCATTAGGACCAGGAACTTGTGTTGGTGTTGCATTCATGTAGCGACCTACAAGTGCCTGCAACAACTCGTCACCACGACCTGACACCTCAGTGGCTACGCGCTCACCACGTGGTGTGTATCGTGCTGTTGTATCATCACTGTCAATGGCCGGATTGCCTGTTCTACGATCCAGCAGTCGATTGAGCCCTTCATTGTCATTGTAGTCAGTGATCGCGTTTATTGCTGACAGTGACAGCGGCTGCGTACCCATCTGTTGCCGCAAGTCCTCATTCATGACCTCACGCAAGCCACGATGGCGACCTTCGTGTCGTACGACTGCTTCGTAACGCTGTGGATCAGTGTACAAATCAGGACGCACACGTAATGCACTCTGGTTGTGATTGTACGAACCATACGCACCAGGATTGTCCGGCGCCCTACCGTGCTGATACGCACTGTTCCTGAAGCCAATCAGTGCAAGCGGATCATTACGCATGCCAATGATTGCTTCAACAAGCATGTGGTCACGTTCGCTTGGATAGTACTCGTCAACCATCGCTACTGATCTAGCTGCGCTTGGATTTCTTCATGAAGCGATCTTGCATCGCCTGCTTCAAAGTCGAACTCCCTTTGTCTGCTTTGTTGAAGTCCGCTGCCACACTCATCGGCACGCCAGTCTTCTTTGCGAAGCGTGGATCGTGTGCGGCTGCTGCCATAAGTCGCGCTTGTTTCTTTGATTTCGATGGCATGATGTTTGATCTCCAGTACGATTTCGATGACAACTTTCATAGTCATCTCATGCGATTGATGTTGTGTCGTACGAAGCCTGCGAACCAAGATGCGGTGCTTGTATCGACTGGCGGCGTACCAGGATCACTAGCACCACCGAGCATACCAAACGGCAAGAATGCAACACCAGGAGCACCAATCGCGATGATGACTGGATTGCTAGCAGTCAGCCCAAGCAGTGTGTGTACAGTAGGTATCATGCGTACTGTAAGTTCACAACAACATCGCCAGCAGTCACTGCTGTGGCATCGCTGTTTGCCTGTCCAGTCGTGATACGAATGCCAATGCCGAGTGTGAACACAACACCGTTAGCAAAGTCCTTCACTGCACCAGCACCTGCTGTATTGCCAGGCACCAGGATGACCAGCTTTGGTGTGTCGGAACTCGTCGGTGCGGTTGCTTTGTCATAAATCTTCACATACCGCAATGCTGCATTGGTGTTGAACACGTCGTAGCCATAGAGGTGGCCTGCACTGCCTTTGACTGACTGACTGTCTTGGTTAGTGCTTGCTGCTGCGAGGTACATATACGGAGTTGCACCGCCAGTCGTACCAACCTTCGGCGTCGCATTGACACTGAACGGTGTGTTGTCGGTGGCAATCGCGACACGCTGCACACCCGTACTGACGTTGCCGTTGCCAGTTGCTGTTGCTACACCTGCGATCTGCGCGTTGTTGACTGATTGATTGGCCGCCAGCGACCACGAACCAGACTGCGCCGCGTTGACGCTGAACGCCGTGTTGTCCAACGCAATCACCACGCGCTGCGCGTTCGTGGCTGTCCCGTTGCCAGTCGTAATCGCAACGCCGTTGATCTGCGTCATGTTCATCGGCATCAGATTGCTGCGATCCGTGCCGTCGCTGCCACGCAGTTGTACTGGAATGGGTTTGCCAGTCGCTACATCTGCGTCGTTGACTGTACCATCCGGTCCCCACTGCAACTTCACACGTGGCGTCTTGATGCCACCAACATCATCAGCAGCGAACGTATCACCACCAGTGCCTGGGTTCGTTACATAGTTGTCGGCCACATCAGTCTCCTACGCCGAGCAGCGATAAGGATTGCTGGGCGGCAGCAGCGGCGCCGCCAAGATCGGCCATCTCGAAGCTATCGAAGAAATTGTCGCTTGCCGAGAACGTGCCGACCCCACCACGCAAGCCGCTGGAATACGTCGTGTCGGTCGTAGCGGCGACATCGACGCCACCGTTGCGATAGCCGGTGATCGTGCTGCCGTTGCATTCGCACTTCATCACATCGAGGGCGGTGGGAAGCGTGGCGCTGCCGTTGCTGCCGATCTGCGTCGGACTGCCGGCCGCAATCTTCTGCAACGCATAGACCGGCGTGAACCCGTTGGCCGCCAGCACGTAGCCATTCTCAGCACCCGCCGCGAGGCGCGCCACCGCTAGCGGCACCGTAGCGCCAGGCGAGGTGATGAAATTCAGCGTGATCTGCGCGTAGTTGTTGCTCGACGACAGGTCGTAGTCGGCGCGCGCATAGGTCCAGACAAAACCGCCTGCGTCGCCCGCCAACTGGTTCGTCGCGATGCGCCATACCGCCGTCGTCTCGTTCCAGGTGAAGTTCGGGCTCTTGCCCGTGCTGGATGCGTTGAGGTTCGTGTCGTCGCTGCGGTTGAAGCTGTCGGTGACGGTGGTATCGGGTTCGAGCGGTTCGACAACATCACCACCAGGTGGTTGGAACACACTCGGATCACTCACCTTCCATTGCCGCATCCACGCACCGAGCATCTTACGATGTGCTACTAGTCCACGTGGCAAGTCGTATGCACGTCGTTGTGCGAAGTCGTACTGGTACTGCTCCTGTATGACTGGCCAGTAGATGTCAGTCGGTCCAGTCTCATCAGATCGGATCAGTCCACCCAAGTACAACTCTGCCATGTTGGCATCGGTTGGCATGATGGGACGGCGTTTGGTCTCACCAGTCACATCGATGTTGTCTGCTTCAAGCAGCAGATCGATCAGGATGTCAGATAGCTTCGTACGTGTCAGTGTGGTCTGGAATGCAGCTTCTAGCACTGCAATCTCTGTTGCACCGACGATGCCTTCAGGATCATCCGTCAGTGTGGTGATGCCAGGAGCGCTGACTGTGTTTGGATACAGAAATATACCATAACCACCCAGTGTACCATCACTGGCACCAACAACTCCACACTCTGCTGCTGATCGCATGTCGATTGACGACTGAAAATCAGGCAGTGGTGGTCGCCACATCGCTGGTGCGTCTGTAGGCGCGTGCCACAACCACTGACCGAGTACGTAATACGGCACTAGAGCGAACCACGCAGTGCATCGAGCTTGGCGACACGTGCGTTGACATCAACTTCACGCTTTGCAAGCTGTTCATCACGTCTGTTGAGTGCAGTTTCCTTGTCAGTCAGTGACTGATGATACGCAAGCAGTTTCTTTTGGTCCTCAGCGAGCTTGTTTGTTGCAGCAGTGAGTGCTTTTTCTTGTTTCTCTAGTGCAGCACCACGTTCGTTGTACAACGTGGTGATGCCAGCACGCTCAGCAGCAATTGCTTCACGATCTTTGGCTACTTGTGTGTCATGTGCTGCTGTCATCTTGTTGATTTGTGCGCGTTCTGCCTCAGCGGCTTCAGTTGCAGCTTGTTTTGCGTGCTTGTACGCTTCATTGGCCTCATCAGTGGCCTTCTTCAACGCCTCGATGCGCTGTTTGTACGCATCTGCGTTCTTCACCACATCAATCAGCGTCAGTGTTGCAGCAATTGCACCAGGATCGATGACTGGAGGTGGTGCCTGAAGCACTCGTGCGGTCTGCATGACTATGCTGCCTTCTTGTTCATCGGTGTGACGGACAATACACCAGCAGCAGTGCCTTGTAACACTGCAATTCTGTCACCAGGATTGACATCGATGTACTCAACAACACCAAGTGGTAGGTACGCATCAGTTGTGAGTGCTGTGAGTGCACCACTACCAGTGCGATAGTAGCATGCAGACGTTGCAACGATGCGTACGACAGCAGTTGTGTCACTGAATGGTGCAGACAGTGCTGATGCAGCACCGATTGCGACGTTCTGTTGCAGACTACTGTCCGGTCGCAGGGCTGTTTGTATCGATGACATCGCAGGATCAACCATCGGTGCGTTGTTTGGTCTGTTGCCAGACAGATCAGGTACAATTGCCATAACTACTCCTTGTCGATTGTGATGGTTGGCACTTCTTTGCCAGCATCCTTCTCTATGAACTCAATCGTGAGAGCACCTTCCATACGAATACGATGCTCCACCACATCAGCAGGACGGTGACCAGCACGATCAAGCACGTCCATAGACGCTCGTAGCGCGACAGCAGGGTCTTCAGACTGTGTTGCTTCGACGAGTGACTGTGCGGCGCCTCGTGCGTGTTGTGAGATGAACGTTCGTACGTCATCGCTGTCACGCTGGATGATTGCCTGGACAGTGCTGCGCTCTAGTTCCTTGTACGCAGGCAGCGTACGCATGCGCGCCACTTGCTCCGTAGCCAGGCCCGTAGCGATTGCAATGTCATCATCGTTCAGCCCTACATGCGTGTAGCCTAGCACTACCATCAGTGCGTTCGCTGCCTTCGGTGTCGTAGGCAGGTCTGCTAGTTTGCGACGTGCTTGTGTGACGACGCGCTGCGCTTCGTGCTGTGATGGCACAGCGATGGCTAGTCGTGGACGCACACGCTGACCTGTTTGTGGGTCGATACGTGTGCCGTCTTGTAGGATGATCGCTTCGTTTACGTCTGGTAGATCGTTCATGACAATGGGTTGTTTGGCATCCACCACGGTTGTGGCAACACACCACGTGCGCCAACAGGCTTCTGTCCACCACCTCCACCACCACCGCGACCACCAGTAGCACCACGTGGTACAGCACGTCCTTCAGCATTCGGCACAGCAGGTACTTGCACCTGACCAGGACCGCCTCTGTCGAGACGACCACGCTCAGACTGTTGCGGTGGCTGTCCACGTACACGTGGCGGTGGGATGTTGCTGAGGTTTTGTCGTGACATCTCTGACTGCAACGGACTGAGCGTTGCTGCACCAGGTGGTGGCAGTGGTGTCATGAAGGTCTGTGGCGGACGTGGCGTCTGCGACATGCCACCTCTCACCTCACCAGCAGTTGGTGTGGTGATCGGCACTGGTGGTGACATCGGTGGCGGCGGTGCGCCAACACTACCACGCACACCATGTGCGCCTGCTGTTGGTGGTGGAGCAGCAGCAGGAGTGGCAGGTGCGCCTGTTGGTAACGGTGGCGGCACTGGTGGTGCTGCCATAGTTGTTGCACCTGTTGGTAACGCAGCGCTAATTGGTGGCGGTGTTGGTGCAACAGGTATCGGTGGTGGACGCAACGGTGGCGGTGTTGGTCCTGGTCCTGCAAACGGTGGTGCAGCGGGACCACCGGGTGCTGGTCCGACTGTAGCAGCACCGCGAGGCACATTCGGTGGGTTACGCATCATTGCGTATCCAGTACCACCAAGCAATGCACCACCACCAAGTGCAGACAGCACCATCGCTTGAGTAGGTGTCAACTCATTCGGATCTTGTGTTGGTCTGCTCTGTGATCCTGCACCACCAGGAACGTCAGCCCACGGCATGTTGTCAGATGCAGCAGCTTGTTGCTGTGGTGACAGTGCAAGACTGGTGTCCATCTGTGTGTCACCAGTGCCAGTAGCAGGTGGCTGTGGCGTCAGTGGTGTGTCGCTGCCAGGACCAGGAGCAGGTGCCGGTCGTCCATCATCTGTCGGTGGTGCTGGTGGCGTTGGTGGTGCACCCTGTTGTGCTGGTGTCTCAGTTGCAGCAATCGCTGGAGCAACAGACGGTGGCACACCAGCAGTTGGTGGCGGCAGTGGAGGCAGACCAGCCATCGCACGCAACGCTGGATTACGCATTGCTGGTTCGAGTTCTGGTTGCAACACAGGTGGCAGTGATGCACGTGCAGCAGCTTGTGGATCAGTTGGTGCAGCAGGCGTTGCAGCAGCGGCAGGCGTGCCAGCAGCAGGAGCAGCACCACTTGCAGGTGTACGAGCAGGACGACCAGTAGCACCGCCACCACCAGGAGCAGTTCGCCTACCAGCAGGTGCAGGTGTCGGTGCACTACGTTGTGCTAGTTGATCATACAACTGACTGATCTGATCACTAGCAGCAAGTCGTTGCTGTTGTGTGTTAGCACCACTCTGAGCAATCGGGTTCTGACTGTACATGATGTCAGACGCACGACGCATGTTGTCAGCAGTTGGTGCTATGCTGCGCTCAACAAGCCATTGGCGCACGTCATCTGGATTTGGCACGTAGGACTACTCCTATGGCAGCTTGCCGCCACCACCATTACCACTGAGATCGACTGGGTATAGTTGGTTCTTCCATGCAGTAACAGGCATGTTACCAACACCACCAGTACTCAGACCAGGAGCCATTTCAGTAATGGCATCGATTACTTCGTCCTGTACATAGGTCTTCTGTGCAGCAGTAGTAACGCCAACAGGAACTACTGTAATAGTGTCAATAGTACGAAGGCCACCAAGTAATGATGGGAAGGTCAAGCCGTTCGGAGCGCTGATCTGAGCGTACTGGCGACCGACCGCGCCACCGACAGCGGTGCCGTTTAGAGAGGACATGACAGCTTGCAGTCTGCGTGCACCTGGTTTGCTGAGTGCACGTGCGATGTTGCGTTCGATAGACGAACGACCGTACATCATTGTGTAGCTGTTAGGTGCAACACCCCAGAAGCCTGACCAACCAGTGACAGTTGGCAGCGACATGGACATGGCAGACCTCTATGTATTGTGTCGGTAAGACTCTGACAACACTACGCGTGCACTGAGATCAGGTCAACAGCTAGTTGTCAATTGCAAAGTATGGGTGGGGGTTATTTGCACCCCTGAGTACATAGGGTGAACAAGTTTGTAAATCCTTGTCAAGAACTTTACAGGCTTTACAACATTCTACACAGATAGGTCAGCACTGCTGCCGCAGTTGGTACATTCGTTCTCGATGCTGCACTGCGATACATGCTAATCAACACATCAAGCCATCACCTCATCTCCGCGCGGTCACCCGCGCAGATGCGCCTCTTAGCTTTATAATAATTATAATGTATAGTTACAGAGGTGGTTACATAGTGTACACAATACAACAACGAGGCACTGCGAAGTAGTGCCGAGTTCTGTGTCGTTGTTGTCACTACATACACACACTAGGTGGTCACAGCAGTCACATGCCTTTGTAACACAAGGGGTGTACTACTGTTACACTACAACACTACACTGTTACACTACATAGACACACTAGTTGTTACACTACACTACATACACACTACTACACTACATACACAATAGGGCAGCGGTTTGTGCACGCGTGTTGTGTGTTGGTGAGAAGTGTCGCGACTGAGCCTCCCAGAGCGTCGGCCGCACAATTTACGGTTGTATTTTGGAAACGACCGGGTACATCTGTAGTTGCACAACCTGGCAGTGCATAGTTCGCGCAACTACAGGTCGTAAGTACACGAACGATTGCGAAAACCCCTGCAACACAGGCATAACTCACACTGTTTGGTCAGCCCGCTTCGGTTGTAGTGTGTCGGTTGTATAGTGGTAATCATTACAACCTAGTGTCACACTAGTGACAGCGTATCAGTGTGAACAAACAAAAGAACTACAACCGCAGCATGTCACAAATGTGTAGCGTGTTAGTAGTGATAGCAGAACACAGAATGCAACCGATGGTGGTGGGGTCGCTTGACATAAGATCGTGGTATGGTAATGTCATAACTAGGTGATCAAGCGCTTTGTCGTAAGTCATCGATCCGGTCCGCAGTGATTGCGCCACCGCGTTGTTTGAAAAGTGAATAGGCAGTGAGGAACGCAGTGACTGGCATGCGCGCCACGGTCACTGCGTCAAAAACCATTGGCGCGCATAACGTGTGTGTTGAACGACACACACTCATAGCGAGTATCTAAAATGCAATCGATTAAGAGCACTCTTTCCGCTTCGGCCGCGCGCACTCCGATTGTTGGCGGCGCACTGTCCAAAGAGGAATTGCACAACCGTCGCGACAATGCGATCCGCGCGGCAGAAAAGGCCGTTGCGGATTTGCACAAGTCGAAGAAAGGCGATCAGTCGCAGTCGATCAAGCTGCTGGCCGCCGTTCTCACTTGCGTCGCAACCGGCGCGTTCCCGCGTTACAACGGGAACGATTTCGGCGGTGATGGTTTCACGCAGTGGCGCAATGATCAGGCCAACGTGATCAATCGCGGCATCGAAACCATCGGCGAAGAGATTGCGAAAATGGCCGCTGAGGATCGCAAGGTTTCGCCGGATGTGGAAAGCACGCGCCACGTCAAGCGAGTGATCAGCGAAAGTTTGCTGATCGCGATCTGGCTCACACGTGTCAACGCGCGTGACACCGCAACGGTGTCACCGCATGGCGGCAGAACGATGATCGTTAGCGTTGACGCGTTCAACACGTTCGCTGCTAAGGCGCGGCGCGAGTATCTGAGTGACGACACGCGTGATGGTTCGCGCGGGTTTCCGTTCTCGAAGCTTTACAACGCGGCGCGCGATTGGGCCAATCTCAAGACTGGCAAGTCGCGTAGTGAGAAAGAAGAAACGCTGTTGAACAACGCGGCAAAGCTGATCGCCACGTTGTACGTCAAGGCTGAGGGTGCAAAGCAAGCGCACGCGCCGCGCAAACTGTGCGACGCGGCCGACAAGCTGGCCGAAGCGATCGCGGCTTATGCGACGCGCAAGGCGAATGACACGACGATCCGCGCGCCGAAGGAAAGCAAGGCGCAACGCGCGGCGCGCGTCGCAAGCGAGGAAAAGGCCGCAGTCGCCTAGCACACTCCACCACTACAGCCCGCGCACTACGGTGCGCGGGCTTTTTCTTTGTCTGCTCACACCCACGCATTGTGCGTGGGTTTTTTTTTGCACGGATCGACTGCTCGCCGCAGGGGCCGCACGCA